AGACCAGCCGGTTAGTGAACGAACAGCGGTTCAGACAATAAGCCTCGCGGACCCTACATATTCCACGTCTGATTTAAGTACCGCAAAACCGGGAGAGGCGAGTAGGCCGACTGTGGATGTTCGTGATCTTCCCTCTGTGATTGGCTCTGAACCGGGAACACCCATTCAGGACGCCTATAATGAGGACGTAGCAAGCAGACCGGGTGTCGCTACTGGTCCCGATGGTTTCGATGGTGACGGCGGCAGCGATACTTTACCGGTCAGCGCCGCCGAAGAAGGACCGCCATCGACGCCGCCGAAAGAGGACACGGGTGTCACCTCACCGGCCACCGTGTCGGACGCCGTGGCGAAAGCGGAGCGGAACAAAAGGACACGCGCACGGGCGCGGCGGGCAACATCATTTGAAACTCTAATGGGGGCATAGGGCATGGCTAGTGAACCCGCTGCCGAAGAAGTCGTCAAGCGATACGACAAACTTGAGGGGGAACGTGGCACATGGGACGCCCACTGGCGTGAGATAGCTGAACGGGTACTGCCGCGCTACAACCACACCTTCAACCGTCCGACATCGACCATAATCCGTGGTGAGAAGCGCACGGAGAAGATGTTCGATGCGACGGCGGCGTTGGGTCTTGAGCGGTTCGCGGCGGCGATGGAGAGCATGTTGACGCCGCGTAATAGCCGGTGGCACCGCGTCCTGACCACTAACCCTGAACTGAATAAGGACCGCGACACCAAGCTGTTCTTCGAGCAAGTCACGAACACCCTCTTCAGACATCGTAATTCACCACGCGCCAATCACGCCAGCCAGCAACATGAGGTCTACATTGGCCTGGGCGCGTTCGGTACGTCATCGATCCACATCGATCACAATGATGAAGGTGGGTTGCGGTACGCCGCGATTGATCTCCGTGAAATCCTTTTCGACATGAGCCATCAGGGCGTTGTGGATACGTCCTATCGTAAGTTCACAATGACCGGGCGGCAGATGCAACAGCGGTCAGAGAGCCGTGGGTGGGAGTTACCGGATCAGGTCACATCGACGCTGAAGAATGATCCTGACAAGACGTTCGAGGTTATCCATTGTGTTCGACCACGCCTTGAGGTCGAGAGTGGACGCGCTGACTTCAGGGGTAAGAAATTCGCATCGCTCTACGTTTCGGTGGACGGGCGCAGTGTTCTATCGGAAGGTGGTTTCAACACGTTCCCGTACCCCATTAGCCGGTACGTCACCGGGCCGGGTGAGATATATGGCAGATCACCGGCGATGCTGGCCCTGCCGGCGATTAAGGTATTGAACGAGCAGAAGAAAACCATGCTCGAACAGGGCCATCGGACGGTGCGTCCTGTGCTTCTCAGCCACGATGACGGCGTTCTTGATGCGGTTAGCCTGAAGCCGGGTGCGATAAACCCTGGCGGTGTCAGTGCCGAAGGACGGGCGTTGGTTCATGCTCTCCCTGTCGGCAACCTCTCTGCCGGTCAGGAACTCATGGACATGGAGAAGGCTGTAATAAACGATGCGTTCCTAGTTAGTTTATTTCAAATCTTAGTTGATAGTCCAGCTATGACTGCGACCGAAGTGTTGGAACGCGCCCGTGAGAAGGGGGCGTTGCTCTCGCCAACCATGGGCCGGCAACAGTCGGAAATGCTTGGCCCGATGATTGAACGCGAGATTGACTTGCTCAGTCAACAGGGTTTGCTGCCGCCCTTGCCAGATGCGTTGATCGAGGCGGATGGCGAGTTCGACATTGAGTATGACAGTCCATTGTCCCGGTCACAGCGGTCAGAAGAAGCGGCGGGTTGGTTACGGACGCTTGAAGCGGCTATCGCGTATGCGAACACCACACAGGACGTTTCGGTTCTCGATCATTTCGACACTGATGTCATCTACCCGGCTCTTGGTGAGATTAACGCCATGCCGGCGTCATGGACCCGTGGTGAAGATGCGGTAATGGCAATTCGCGAGGGCAGGGCGCAGCAACAGCAACAACAGCAAATGCTTGACGCGGCGCCCGCCGCTGCTGGCATGGTGAAGGCGTTGGGGTGATTGACCACATCAGGGGGTTCTTGCGAACCCGCATCCAGGCGTATCGGTTCTCGTTCGATGGTATCCACGGCGAGAGAGTGCTTGATGATCTTGCGAAGTTCTGCCGGGCGCATGAGACCACCTTCCACACCGATCCTCGCGTCGAGGGCATTATGCAGGGACGCCGGGAAGTTTGGTTAAGGATTACACGGCACCTGAACATGACGGATGAGGAACTGTGGTCACACTTTAACCCTGGGGGTAAAGATGCCAGCCAATAATCCAGCCGGTTACAAGAAGCCGGCGAAGGTTTCCAACGTGAAGAAGTCGAGCGCGAAAAGCGCGGTGAAGATCACTCGTAAACAGAAATAGGAGATTGAAAACATGGCTGACGCACAAGGGTCCGTAGATACGGGCAACCCAGAAGCACCAGCGGCACCAGCGGCACCAGTTGAATCAGTTGCGGCGGTAGCACCGACACCAACTAACCTTGACCTCGCCACCATCCAGAATGAGGATTTGCGTGGGTGGGCTGAGACCAAGGGGTTCCAGAACGGTACGACTGAGAATGTTCTCAATAGTTACCACAACCTAGAGAAGCTGTTCGGCGCCGACAAGGCCGGTCATACAATCACCTTACCCACCGATGACGCCACACCGGAACAGCGTGGCGAGTTCTTTACCAAGTTGGGACGGCCTGGAGATGCGACGGGTTATGGTCTCAAGCCGGCTGAAGGTGAAGACACTCAGTTCGCCGAGTGGGCTGGTGCGGCGTTTCATAAGGCAGGACTGTCCACCGCCCAGGCGGGTGAGATTGCTGAAGCGTGGGCTGAGTTCAGCGGTGGACATATTAAGTCGGCCAGTGATCAGTCTGAGATCAACGCAACAAACGCCGTGGCCGATCTCAAGAAGGAGTGGGGAGCGGCGTATGATCAGAATGTTGCCGGTATTGAGCGAACGGCGGCGGCACTTGGTATGACTGGCGACCAACTTGTTGGTCTCCGTACAGCCATGGGGCCGAAAGATGCGATGTTGCTCGTACACAGCCTTGGCATGAAGATCGGCGATGACACATTCGAGGGCGGTGAGAACCGCGCAACTGGTGTTATGACGCCGGCACAGGCGAAGGCAACGCTTGATGAACTTATGGGGAGTGAGGAGTTCAACAAGGCTTGGCTCGATAAGATGCACCCTAACCACAAGAACGTGGTTTCCAAGAAGTCGGAATTGTCCCGTTTGATCGCGGGTGAGTTGCCGGTGGCGATATGAAGCAGACCAGACTTGAGGCGTTGAAGCTGGCGTATCTGGCCGATAAGCCGGTGGATGAAATCTTGGAGACCGCTGAGAAGTTCGCCCAGTTCATCGAGAACGGGGCGAAGGTGGTTGATCTCCCCACAGTGGCGAAGGTGGTTGATCTCCCCACAGGGGGAGAATCGGTTCAATCCCCGAAGCGTCGCAGGGGGCGCAGTAAGTTTAATCTGTAAAAAGTTGTTGCGTCTTGATCACATTCGCAATAAGGTCACTACTTCACCGAGCGCATCACATGCTGTGATGTTGAAAAGGTAACCGCCGATAACCCGTGTTGGGCCGGCTATAAAACCTGAGTAATGGTCCCGCTCCTTTGCGGATAAGCCAGTAGCTTATTGTTTTAACGGACAAGAGCGAGGCTTATCCTTATGTCCAACGAAATCCTAGACTGGTCAGTAATTGACTATAAGTCCACGGTTGAGTTGTTGCTCCAACAGCGCGGATCGAAGTTTCGTAGTGCTGTTATGGAAGACAGCTATCATGGCAAGTCGGGTGCTGCCGTAAATCAGATTGGCGCGGTGACCGCACAAGAACGCACCACCCGTCATGCCGATACGCCACTCATTGAGACCCCTCATGACCGCCGGTGGGTATTCCCCACGGATTATGAGTGGGCGGATTTGATTGACGATCAAGACAAACTTCGTGTTATTGCCGATCCTACCAGCCCATACGCCATTAACGGCGCCATGAGCCTGGGCCGGGCAATGGACGATCTCATCGTTGCCGCCGCGACAGGTACATCCCTGACCGGTGAGAACGGTACAACCTCAACAGCCTTCCCTGCCGGTCAGACGGCGGGTACTACAGCCGGTGGCCTGACTGTTGTCAAACTACGCGAGGCCATGCAGTTGCTCATCGCGGCAGAAGTCGATGTGGACAGCGAGTCTTTGTACTGCGCCATCGGCGCCCAACAACATGACGATCTGCTTGGTCAGACTCAGGCAATCAGTCTGGACTACACCAACAAGCCGGTTCTTGTTGATGGCCGAATCAAGTCGTTCATGGGCTTCAACTTTATCGACAGTCAGCGTCTTGCGCTTTCGGGTACTGACCGTACCGCGATTTGCTGGGCGAAGTCGGGCTTACATCTTGGCGTCTGGAACGACATTAACGCCAGGATCACTGAGCGTGACGACAAGTCTTACTCTACTCAGGTCTACGTCAAAGGAACTTTCGGCGCGACACGGGTTGAGGAAAAGAAGGTTGTCGCCATCACCTGTTCGGAGGCATAAGTCATGGCAACCGTATATAGCGTTCAAAAGACTAAATGGGATCAAGATTCACCCAAGACGAAGATTATCCCATCGGAACATGCGGGGCGCGTCCGTGTCTCGTATGCTCTTTACGAAGCTGCTTCCCTGGCCGCTGACTCTGTGATCGAGATGTTCAACCTTCCGAATGACGCTCGTGTTCTTTCGGGGGAACTTGTACATGACGCTCTTGGGGGCAGTACGACCTTGTCGGTTGGTCACGCGGCCTATACCAATAGTGCCGGGACCGTGGTGGCTCTCGATGTTGACGAGTGGAAGGCAGCGGCGGCTTCGACTTCGATCACTTCGGTTGGCATCGCAGCGACCTCTGCTCTAGGCAGGAACACGATTGTTGATGCTAACGGAGATGGCATCCCTATAACCGTGGTTATTGCCGGCGCCGCTGGCACCGGTACAATCGAACTCACGATGAAATGGGTTCTTGACTAACTTGATTGGGCGGGAAGTCATAACTTCCCGCCCAACATCCTGAGAGCGGGGCGTTAGATGACTGACGCAGTTGGTATCTGCAATCTCGCTCTTCAGCGGTTAGGTGCGAAATCGATTACGTCACTAGCCGAAGACAGCACCGCTGGTCGAGAGTGCAACCGGGTCTACAACCACGCTAGGGATAGCGAACTCCGTTCACACCCCTGGAGTTTTGCTCGAACGAGAGCGCAGATCGCCGCCGATAGCACCGCGCCCTCATTTGGGTTCGCTAACGCCTTCTCGTTACCATCCGACTATGTTCGGTTGTTACCGGCACGGAGTGTCGCTAACACTTCCGTTACGTTAGGTGGTATCGACGCCAGCATCGATTGGCAAATTGAAGGGCGTAAAATCCTTACGAATGACAAGTCCCGGCTTGATATTGTCTACCTCAAGACCGTCACTGATCCAAATGACTTTGATACTCTCTTTGTTGATCTGTTAGTTTCGCGGATCGCAATGGATGTGGCAGAGAAGATCACACAATCAAACACCAAGAAAGCCAACGCGGAAGGGCGGTATAAGGTCGCAAAAGATGAAGCGAAGAAGGCGAATGCCTTTGAGCGCCCACCTCAAGAGGCACCGGAAGACACCTGGGTTCTGGCGAGACTTTGACCCGTGGCAAAAGTCTCAGCCATTCAGTCGAATTTCAATGGGGGCGAGATTTCTCCGTTGCTCTATGGCCGGCCCGACCTTGACAAGTACAAGACCGGGCTGAAGGTCTGTAAGAACTTCGTCCCGTTGATCCAAGGTCCGATTGAGCGGCGCCCCGGTACGGTCCACATCACTGAGGTCAAGACCAGTTCCTTATCGACTAGGATTGTCCGGTTCGAGTTCTCTACCACCCAGGCGTACATTATTCAGTTCGGCAATACCTACTGCCGGTTCATCAAGGACAACGCACAGGTTGGCTCGGTCACTGAGTTGACAACCACTTACCTGACAGCCCATCTGTTTCAATTGAAGTTCACTCAGAGCGCCGATACGCTGTATGTCACGCACCCCTCATATAAGCCCCGGAAGATCACCAGAACATCGGACACCGCGTGGACAATCACTGATCTGACGTTCCTTGATGGCCCGTACCTCAACACCAATGTCACGGCAACTACGCTTGGGTTGTCGGCGACTTCGGGGTCAGTGACCGTCACGGCATCGGCGGTAGCGGGCATCAACGGCGGCGATGGGTTTCTAGCCACTGACATTGGGCGGTTGATCCGGTGGAAAGACGCAGCGGCGAACTGGACATGGTTGACGATTACGGCCCGTGCCGACACCACGCATGTTACTGCTACCATTGACGGCCCTAACGCATCGGCAACGACGGCAACAATTAATTGGCGCCTGGGAGTGTGGTCAACCACCACGGGGTTTCCTGCCGCTTCCACGTTCCACCAGAACCGTCTCGCCTTTGGCGGTGGGGTTGATACACCACAGCGGGTGGATATTAGTCGCACAGGTGACTTCGAGAACATGGCACCCACCACTCCAGACGCAACGGTTGCCGCTGACCACGCCATGACAAATACACTATCCGCTGATCAGGTTAATAATATCATCTGGATGAATGACGATGAGAAGGGGTTGCTTGTTGGCACGGTAGGCGGCGAATGGCTCGTTCGTGCGTCTGATGCTGGTACGTTGGTGACGCCAGAGAACATTCAGTCGAAGAGGTCAACCGCTTATGGCAGTGCAGACATCGCGCCTGTTCGAGCGGGCAGGGCGTTGCTGTTTGTTCAGCGGTCTAAGTTGAAGGTCAGGGAACTCGCTTATCTGTTTGAGGATGACGGGTTCAAGGCACCCGATCTGACATTAGTCGCCGAACATATTACTCGTACCGGCATTGTTGAGATGGCGTATCAGTCGGAGCCTCAGTCTATTGTCTGGTGCGTCTTGACGGATGGTACATTGATCGCGTTGACCTATGACCGTAATCAGTCCGTAGTGGGTTGGCATAAACATATTGTTGGCGGCGTCAGCGATAGCGCGGGTGTTACTCAGGCCAAGGTTGAGAGTGTGGCGGTGATACCGAACACGGCTGGTGATGCCGATGAGGTCTTCATTGTTGTCAACCGATACATAAATGGCGGCACGAAACGGTATATCGAATATCTCAAGCCGTTCTGGACGGAAGGCCGCGACCAAGAGGATGCGTTCTTCGTTGATAGTGGTCTGACGCTGGATAACCCCGTTACCATTACTGGTATCACTGCCGCCAAGCCGCCAGTTGTGACGGCGACATCGCACGGTTTCAGTAACGATGACGATGTTCGTATTCTTGAGGTTGTCGGGATGACCCAGGTCAACGACAATAATTACAAGATCGCCAACAAACAGACGAACGACTTCGAGTTGTTCAGCAAGATCAAGATCGCCCCTCAAGTTACCGCTGCGACAGCGGCGAACCCGGTGGTGATCACCGCTGTCGCACACGGTCTGGCGAATGGTGATGAGATCGCCATCTTCAACGCTGGTGGCATGACCGAACTGAACGGGTTGGGTTACACGGTGGCTAATAAGGCGGATAACACATTTCAGCTATCGGGCGTTAATGGCACCGGGTTCACCACCTACACATCGGGCGGTGATATTCACCCCGCCATCGATGCCAGTGCCTTCACTGCTTACAACAGCGCCGGTGAGGTACGAAAGGAAGTCTCGACCATTTCGGGTCTAACTCATCTTGAGGGACAGGTTGTTTCAATCCTATCGGAAGGCGCCACTCATCCCGTCAAGACTGTGGCATCGGGCGCCATAACGCTGGATCGCTCCACCACGCGGGCGCAAGTCGGTCTCGCCTACAACTCCGACATTGAGACTCTGAGGCCCGATGATGGTGCCAAGGACGGCACGGCACAGGGCAAACTGAGTCGGATACACCGGGTCATCGTGCGGTTGTTCCAGTCGCTTGGGGGAGCGGTTGGCCCAGATGTCGATAACCTCGATAACATCGTCTTCCGTGAGGGCGGTGACGCCATGGACACGGCGGTCCCCCTCTACACTGGCGACGTTGAAGTTGAGTGGGATGGTGGGTATAGTTCGGATAACCATGTCTTCTATCGGCAGGATAAACCGTTGCCGACAACGATACAGGCGTTCATGTCACAGATGAATACACAGGACCGCTGATGTTAGTCGTACCCTTCCAGGCTGGTCATTTGACCAAGTTGCCGCTTCAGAGTGCACAAGCATATCTCAGCGAGTGGGTGTCTAACGAAAGTGGTAAGGTGCTTGAGGATTCGCCTTCGTACACTGCATTGGTGGGCAATGAGCCAGTAGCCGCCGCCGGTATTCTCCCACAGTGGCACGGTAGGGCCATAGCTTGGGCGTTCCTGTCTAGTATGGGTGCCGGTCAGTTCATCGGCGTCCACAGGGCCGTGAAGGGCTTCCTAGACGGGTGCTATGTTCAACGGGTCGAGATGACTGTTGATTGTGATTTCCCAGAGGCGCACCGGTGGGCTGAGATGTTGGGCTTCACGATGGAAGCGGAGCGGATGAAGGCATATTCGCTGGACGGGCGCGACTGTGCGCTCTATGCGCGGGTGTTGAAATGACGGGCGAGGTAATTGCACTCGCTTTGATGGCCGTTGGTACGGGTGCCAGTGCTATTGGACAGATAAAGCAAGGTAATGCTGCTCAACGGGCTGGTGAGTTCAATGCCCAGGTGGCGTCGAACAACGCTGTTGCCTCTCGCGCCAGTGCAAAAGAAGACGCTAGGCGGTTCGCTCGGATGGCGCGGAAGCAAGAGGGCGAACGGATTGTCAGCGGTGCGTCCTTGGACTTGCTTGAGGATAGCGCCATGGAAGAGGAACTTGAAGCGTTGACGATTCTCCACGCTGGGGAGATACAAGCGATTGGGTTTACAGCAACGGGGGCGCTTGATCAGCAAGAGGGGGTAGCAGCGCGGCGGAAAGGACGCACAGGCGCGATGGCTACTGCGTTACTGGGCGGTGCGCAAATCGCTGAAACGACCGCTGGCTCCAATCTGTTAAAGAGGGAACCCTGATGCCGAAGTTCTTTGATGCATCGAGCAGGACGGCAGGGCCGGTCAGTTCGCGACGCGCAACGGCTGATATGTTCGGCGGCGGCGATGGGTTTGTCAAAGCGGGCGCGGCTGTTATGGCTATTGGCGACACGATCAAGAAGAACCAATTCAAGAAAGAGAACGCTGCCATCAATCAGGCCAACGTCGACAACCAGGGCTTTGGCTCCACACTATTTAGGACGGCTAAAGGGAACACTGACGCCAATGCTACGAACTTCACCACTGGTGTACTGGCCGATTACGACTTAAACATGGAAACCAAATTGGCAAGTGCGCCTAATGACCGGGTGCGGAGCGAGATGAAGATTGACTTCACCCGCACACGCAACGCGCTGGTCGAGAAGGCGAATGTGTTCGAGAGCATGACCCGTAGCAAGAATGAGGTGAAGGTCTTCGTCGGCAATGGGCACGGGCTACGGAATGTGTTGTTTGAGACGCCCACTGACGACCAGTACGATCTCACCCTGGATGCTCGTACACGCGAGGTTAACAACATGACCTCATTGTCTGCCCGCGTTAAGGAGGAACTTATTAGGGATGAGGTTAGAACCCTACGGTTTAGTCAGTACGCGGGGCAGCTTGAGGCGGCTGTAACCCCGAAACAAGTGGCCGACATTCTGGATGACCGCCCTGAAGGCGAAATGAGCGCGGATGGATTTACGCAGTTAGGCAAAGCCGGGAAAGCTAAACTAAGCCGTTTCAAAACCGATGCTCGTTTGAAGAAGGCGGAGCGCCGAGGGGAGATAGTGAACGCCCAGGCGTCTATCCGGGGGTTGGTAGAAAGGTTGAAACGTGGGGAAATCCCTGATTCCGATAGCATGAGACACACCGAACGACTTGTCGGGCAAGTGAACGACCCCCTGACTAGCGAGATGCTGTTTAATGTGACCACCGTTGGTAAAGCTATCAACGGATGGATGAGACTTCCCAGCGGTGATTTAGAGGGAGTTGTTGCCGAGTTAGAACAGGACGTTGGAGACGGCGGGGCCACCCAACTTGAAAGTGACAAACTCGCCGCCGCACGGAGTGTCTTGTCTAAGACGTTGACAGGTGAGCGCAGCGAACAAGTGGCTACTGACACATTGGTGCGGGACGCCTTTGGCAGGATTACTGAACGACTCAAGGCCGGGGTTGATCTTAGACAGGACGCTGACGCCCTGACGGTCCTGGCTAGTCTGAGCCACGCCAGCCCGCGTCTCCAGGAACATATTCGTCAGGCATTTGCGATGAACGAAACCGTCCAAGGGCTGGCCGATTTGTCCACTGCGGAGTTGATGGAAGTTGTACGAGATGCAGAGGAGAATGCTGCGTTAAGTGATTTGAACACGGTGACGCGGGATGCCGCGAAAAAAGTCCTGGACGACATGGTCAAGACCACTAATAAAAACTATGTGGACTATCAGCAGCGCACCTTGGATCGGGAGTTCCCACCTTTGGTTCAGAGGGACGGGGAGTCCATGCGGGCGCGGCAAGAACTCATGTGGAATGGCGCGGCCAAGTACGGTAAATCACCGCAATTTCACACCACTGCCGAGATTGCGGACATCGGCGCGAGACTCCCTGATATGCCATCCGATGAGCAGCTTGAGTTCATTCGCGGGTACACAGCGAACATGACCAGAGAGAGCGCGGTGATTGCGTTATCTGAACTAGGTGAGGATAGCCCCCAGGTGGCTTTTGTCGGCGCGGGTATTGCGTCAGACCCATCCTATATGGTCACAGGTGCTATGATTCTGCGAGGGCAACAGAAGTTGACGAATGAGGGCGATGGGTTAATCAAGTCAAACAGCGCCTACGCGAGATCTGATGTCGAATCTCTCATGAGGTTGGTACTTAAAGACGCGCTTAATAACGAGAATCTATCCCCCCATCACAAGGCTGCTGTCCAGTCGGCGGCGTTGTCTCTTATCGCAAGTGGAGCAACCAGAAGCCCCAAGGATGCAATCAATATGGTGCTAGGGGGTAGCGAGGGGCTTGGTGGTATCCAGATTTTCAACGGTAGGTCGTTCGCGGCTCCCGTTGGGGTCAGATCGGGCATGATAGATGATGCGCTCGATAATAATCCTGACAGCCTCACTAGGCTTTCCGTAGATGGTTCGTCGCCTGTCACGGCAAACGGCGCGGCGGTTAGCGCCAAAGCGATAATGAATGATGGCACGTTAGAGCGCGTTGGCCCTGATATGTTCCATGTGAGAATGGAGTCAGACAAAGGGTATCTACAAGGCGCCCCTGGTACGTTGTATACGTTGCATATTACAGAAGACAAATTGAAAGAGTTGGGGGTCACGCGGTAATGGGGTTGTTAGGTCACACCGACACCACCCAGCCAGCCCCCGCGAAAGGCATGGCCGCACTTAGAGGGTTCTCCGGTGGTGGATACTCTACGTCTGGTGAGATATTTGACGCGGTGTTTGATGACGCCGAGAAGAACAACTCTATGTTTGGTCTGCACCAGGAGTTTCAGGACCTCTATCAAGAGAACTCCAAACGGGCGTTTGACTTGGTAGGGGAGAACATCCCCGGTTTTGAAACCTTACGTTTTAAGGACGTTGCAAGAAGTCTATACGAGGGTGAGGGATTGGGCCTTGAGGATCAAGGTGACTACACGCTTGACCTTGATCAAGTGAATGAGAAATTGAAGAAGTTAAAAGAGAAGAACCCCGAGATACTGACGTTCGAGGAGATGTATGCGAGGTTGAAAACTCAAGCTGGGGCTATTGAGCGCCGCGCCGCCGACGTACTGAGCCGTGCCGACACCTTTGGTGATGTGGTGGGTTTCATGTCGGGCATGGTAGGTGCGTTCAACAAAAACGATCCTCTTAATATCGCCTCACTTGCGATAGGCGGGTGGGGGAAGGCGGCTATGACACGGATAGCGACAGAGGTAGGTGTCGGCGGGTTGGCAGAAACCATCAACCAAGTCTTGGGGGTCACGGAGAACAGAAAACTTCTAGGACTAGACAACAGCATTTGGAGAGCGGCTCAACAAGTACTCTTCGCCGCCGGTGGAGCGGGTGTTTTCCGTGGTACGATTGAAGTCGCACCCGTAGGGTTTAGGGCTGTTGAACGAAAGGTCGCACCCAACAGAGCGGCGGGCCGTGAGTTATTACGGGCGTTGGAAGATGTCGGCGTCCCGGTTCGCAGTGAGGTCTTCTTGCAGAAGACGATAGAGTTGGCTCCAGAGAAGATAACCAAACGTGCGACAACCAGAGCAGCCCAGCAAGTACTCGATCAGGAACGGCGTTTTATTGACGATAACGCTCTTGGGGGAACCCCCGAGGGTATTGCGGAACATTACAGACTCGCCAGGGTCGCCGATGAAGAGTATCGCGCTGGTCTAGAAGACGAGATGAATGGGGTTGAGCCGCCTCGTACCAGCCTCTTCGACGGCATGAACCTACGCGGAGTCGGGGAAGCCCGAGGCGTCCCTCTGGACGAGGTTAACGAGATTCTCGATATCGCGTCCAGAGATGTAGACGCGGAGTTGGCGGCGAAGAGCGAGGATGTGGGACAGATCAATGACGATGTGGTGAAACTGGAAGAGGGTATAAGGGAAGCGGAGACCCGCCCTTTCTCTGATTTCCTGCGCGACGTGTCCCCAGAGAGGGCCGACGAACTGGCTCAGATTGAGCAGAAGAAGGCGATGCCGGGGTTGGGTAAGGCCCGCCGTGGGCGATTGGCTAAAGCGGAGCAGGAAATCCGCAACTCCCCCGAGGGCAGACAGGCCACCGCTGATCGTAAGGCGACGGTGGCCGAGGGGAACAAGGCGGTTGAGAACCAGAACATTAAACTGCGCGAGGCGAGTAAAGAGGTCAGGGCGCTGGAGCGTAGGCGCGGACGGATTCGCGATAAGGCGCAGAAGGGTATAGACACCAGACCGAAGAAGATAAAGACCCCTTCTGAGGACAAAGCCCGCGCCGAAGGTGTGAGATTAGAAGACGCGGAAGCCCCAAGGATACCGGGCATCGGCAATCGTGGCGGTCTGTCACCGGCTGAGAATGTCAGGACGACGATGGAGCGGCTCAGAGAGGCGGACCCCGAACTGGCCCGCCGAATGGATGAGGCGGTGGCGCGGGTTGATCGGTCCTTGGATGAGGCTGATGGCACTTATGACATTGGCGCGTCCCGCCGTGTGTCGGGAGAGATGATGGTGGGGCTTGACGATGGAACCAGCCGAAGTCTGCGCGGCCATCTGGATGACATAGCAGAGAACGAGAAACTGGTCGAAGCTGTTAAGGTCTGTTCAATATGAGTCTACGAGATTGTTTAAACCGCGCAGTGGAGGAGGGCCACGCCAATAAAGAGAAAGCTGAGAAGGTTTTAGAGACCTTTGACGACCTTGTGCGCGGTCATATAGCAGAGGGTCGCTCCCCCATCGAGGCCAACGATCTGGCGGGGCGTGATGTGCTGAAGGACATTGAGGGCAAGACCGCCGCCGACAAACGCCGTCGCCTCAGTTCAGCCCAGCGTCAGGTTGAGTTGGAGGATAAAATACGCGAGACCGTTGATGGGGAAGGCAACCCTGCGCCAGACCGAGCATTGGAAGACATCGTCATCGACATTGACGCTCGGATAGATAGCAACCGGGCGCTGCTACACGACTCCATCAATGAGTTCCTTCAGAGATTTGGGTATAAAGGACTGGGGATAAAACGCAACCGGGCCGATCTCAAAGGTGTGCTGGATGCGCTTTTTGACGAAGGTGGCACGGCCACAGATAAGATGCTGGCTAAAGCTCTTCGTGAGATGAGCAATCTTCGTAACATGTTGTTGCGAGAAGCTGGGCTAAATGTGGCGGATGACCCCAACTGGCGGCTCCCTCAGAACCAGAGTAAAGCTAAGATGAAAGACGCCACCGAAGATAAATGGGTGGCCGACCACAAAGCCCCCGGCGTTCTGGACTGGGGCAGGATGCGTGACTACAACGACGGTCTACCCATACGCGGTGATGCGAAGAAGGATGAAGTCCTTCGCAAGGCATTCAACAATAACATCTCAGACGGCGCGGCTTCCATCACCCCCGGTGCGCGGGTCGATGCCTCACTGAGTACCCGGCTGGAGCGCCCCCGAGTGCTGCACTATCAGAACTCGAAGGCTTGGGGCGATATGATGGACCGGTATGGTGAGGGGGATATGTTCGAGCAGATAAGTATGCACATAGAAACCGCCGCTACCGACATCGCGCTGGTTCAGAAGCTAGGGCCGAACCCTAAATCAGGGTTGCAGTTTGCAGTGGACACCGCGAAGCAGTCCGCGCAAAAGGCCCAACCGTCAGGCAAAGCCGCCACGAAGGTTCTTGGAGTCGTAAAACGCAAGGCGTTGCTGGACAGGGTGAACGACAGGGCGGCCACCGTAAACGACGCATTCGAGATAATGTCAGGCGCAAACGCCATGACAGAGGAGAACATCCTGGGGCGCACTGCCGCCGGTTTCCGCAATGGCCTGATATCGTCGCTGCTAGGGTCCACCCCGCTGGTGTCCGTTCCTTCCGACATGGTTACTTCTGCGCTGGCGGCACACCGCAACGGGTTGCGTAGCCACACCCTCGTTGTGCGGTTGGTGAAGCAGCTTAACCCGTTCAGTGCCAAGGATCGCAAGATGGGCATGAGTTCTGGCTTGGTGCAGGAAACCTTGATCTCAAGGGCATCAGCCGCGAAGCGTTTTACAGGGGACAGTATGGCCCCAGGGTGGACGCGGGTGCTATCTGATGTCACCACCCGCATCAGCGGGTTGTCTCAATCCACCAGAGGCGCGAAATTCGCCCTGGGGATGGAGTTTCAGTCGTCGATAGCCCGTGCGAGTAAGACCAGCTTTAAGGGCTTGGACAAGAATCTCCGTGCCTCTATGGAGAGGCACGGAATCACCTCCGAGGATTGGGATGTGATACGCGCCACCGCTATCCACGATCCCAGCGGTTTTAACCAACTGCGCCCGACTGACCTGTTCAAACGCACGGACCTGTCAGACGGTGAGCGCATTCGGCTACACGGGTTGGTCAGCGATATGATGAACAAGATCATATTGGAAGGCGTACCCGAGGCCACCACCTTGTCATCGGTGGCGCTGGGCAAGGCTATCAAGCGTGGAACAGCGCGTGGTGAAGTAGCGGGGTTCTTAGGCTTGCTCAAGTCGTTCCCTGTCGCCATCTACCACATCCACCTCAGAGCGTATTACCGGGAAAGTACATGGGGCGGGGTTGGCGGGTATCTTCCCGCGTATGTCATTGGCACAGGGGGCGCGGGGGTGTTAGCCTTACAGTTGGGAGCGTTGGCGTCAGGTAAAGACTTCTACGACATGAGCGACCCTAAGACCATTGGCGCGGGTTTGCTGAAAGGTGGTGGGCTTGGCATCTTGGGTGATTTCCTGTTCTCTAACGTAAACCGCTACGGGGGTGGTATAGCCGACACATTGTCAGGACCGTTCTTCGGTCTTGCGGGTAGCGGCATAAACTTGACCATAGGTAACGCGCTCCAACTATGGAACGGTGAGGACACCAATTTCACACAAGAGGCACTTGAGTTCCTTAATGATTGGACCCCCGGCACACGGACTTGGTACTTGAGGTTGTTGAAAGAGCGGCTGATCGTTGATCAGATACGGCTAGAAGCCGACCCAAGAGCGCGGGTCAAGATGCTCAGAAGAGAGCAGAAGATGCGCCGCAACCAAGGGCGGTCAAGTTGGTGGCCCGCCGGGGTTGGTATCTACGACCTTGATCAAGTCCGCGCCCCTGATGTAAGTACCGCTTTGGGTATCAGGTGAATGAGTGATATAGTCGGTAACCGTGAGGTAAGACAATGACAATTAGTACAACGGCAAACCGGGCATCAGCCGCCGGCAACGGGTCAACTACCGCTTTCAGTTTCCCGTATCTGTTCTTCGCCGATGCTGACCTCAAGGTCATCTTGGTGGTTGACAGCACCGGCGTCGAGACAGTCAAGACCATCTCCACTCATTACACTGTAGCCGGCGCTGGTGTCGCTGCTGGTGGCACTGTGACGATGGGTTCAGCACCGGCGTCCGGTGAGACACTGGTTATCATCCGCGAAGAGCAATTCACGCAAGGGCTCGATCTGGTCGAGAATGACCCATTCCCGTCCGATCTGGTTGAGAAGCAATTCGACATCCTCACAATGTTGTCTCAGCAATTAAGCGACACCGCTGGTAGGACAGTCAAGTTATCAGACGGCGATACCAGTGGCGCTAATACTACGCTGGCGGCACCGGTGGCCGATGCGTTTCTCAAATGGGACGCTGCCGGTACGGCGTTGACCAGTAGTTCGACATCCGCCGGTCAGACTCTTGGTGGAAACGGAACAGTCTCCCTTCCATACTATTCCTTCACCTCTGACCCAAACACTGGTTGGTACAGGATTGGCGCCGACAACGTCGGGCTGTCTCTGGGCGGTGTGAAGATAGCCGATTACGCAGCCGCCAAGACCATCTTCGCCAGTACCGTCGAGGCTGGTGCGGACACATCAGCGGGCGACAACGCGGCCATGGGCTATACGGCGGCAGAAGGATTGGTCCTGACCGGACAAGGGTCGACAAACGATGTCACGATCAAGAACGACGCTGACGCCATCGTAGCCAAGATTGCGACTGGCACTACAAACCTTGATGTTATCGGTAACATCAGCGGCACCGATCTAACTCTGAGCGGCGATCTAACCGTCAACGGTTCGACAATCAGCCTGCAAGTCACTAATCAAGTCACCGCCGATCCTCTGATTGAGATCAATAACGGCGCGTCCTCGAACGCCAACGACCTTGGCGTCATCATGGAGCGCGGTTCCACCGGCAACAACATCTTCGTCGGTTGGGATGAGAGCGCGGATGAGTTCGTCGCAGCTACGACGACAGGCACTGGATCGTCAACCGGCAACCTGAGCCTCGCTGCCTACGCCAACGCGCAATTTGCGAACGTCTCGATGGGGCAGCTCACCGCCACCTCCGGTACGCTGGCAGGCATAACATCCTTAGCCATGTCGGCTGGTGCGACGCTAACGGCGGGCTTCCTCGACGAAGACGACATGAGCTCGAATAATAACGCCGCTGGCGTCACACAACAATCGGTTAAGGCCTACGTCGATGCGGCGATCAAGGCTCCTGGGATTCAGATGACGTGGGAAACTGCGACAACGGACACTGATCAAGGCGCGGGTAAGATATGGACGAACAACGCCACGCTTTCGTCGGCCACTGTCCTTTACATCGATGATGTGGATGCCGCCGGCGTCAGTATCAACGCCTTCGTGGATACCCTGGACGATCCGACAGCGGCGAACTCGGCACTGATCTACGTCGCAGAGGCTGGCTCAGGCTCGGCTGGTGTGGTCTTCCAGGTCTCGGGGGCCGTTACCAGCGCGTCTACATATAGCAAGGTTGCTGTCACGCATGTCGCCACGATTGGCACCCTGGCCGACGGCGACAGCACCGGGATGGTAGTCGCCTACAGCGGGAACAACGGCTCTATAAACAGCATTGTTGAGGATACAACTCCTCAGCTAGGTGGATTCCTAGATACAAACGATAAGTTCATAAGCCATAGCCAAGGCGCGGCCATCGCGTCGGTAGCGGGCGATACTAATATTTGGACGAACTTCGACGGGAATACAGTCCACATCAGTGGTACTAATGCCATCACCGATTTCGGGACGCCAAAGCAAGCTGGCGACAGTATGTGGGTGATCTTCGACGCGGCGGCATCAGTCGTTGATAGCGCGACCATAACGGTGGCAGGGAACACCAATTTCCAGGCGGCTGCAAATGACCTCGCGTTGGTTTACGCGCTGTCAACCTCAACCTTTTTGTTTATCCCGTTCAAGAACGACGGCACCGCTACAGTTGCTGGTGCGGGTGGTGGACCGTCTCTGGGGACTGACTCTGTTATCAGGTGCAACAAGGACGACATTGGTGAGAACATCACATTTGTTGCTGGGGATACACTGGAAAATGGTATGAGTGTTGGACCGATAACGATTAATTCCTCTTACACGGTAACCGTGGCATCTGGATGTAGATGGGTGATCATATAATGAGTACTCTTTTAGTTGACGGCATTAATGACGCTGATGGTGGTGGCCCTAAAGCGACTCTCCCCACGACAGGAGGTTCAGCTTTTACCCTTGGGCCTAATTGGGGCGCGTTGGAGTTTGTCTCTACGGCTTCGATCACGGCCGTCGCCAATATCGAAGTCAACGATATGGCGGCGGGATATGATTACCTAATTCAGATAGAGAACTTCGCGCCAACTACGGACTCCGGGGTTCTTTGGGCGCGCCTCGCGGATGATAATGTCCCGACTTATTTATCGGGCGCGTCTGATTACGAATGGGGTGGTAACTGGACCAACTCAGGCGGTGGCGATTCGGAAATTGAATTCGCGCCCGCCATGGGCAATGACGCTGGGAATGCAAGCACCGTAATGATTACGATCATAAACCCAGGCCAAACAGGCGAGAATGTTCAGTTGCGGTGGGAGATGGCATACTTTAATGCATCTGCGAATTTTAACCAGACGGTCGGCGGCGCGAGTTTTACTCACGACACGAGTTCCGTTGAGGATATCCAATTTGGTTGGTCTACAAGCTACGGCGCTCATACCTTTAAGGCTCAGGGCGATATAACAGTTTGGCGTAGGAGAAGGTCATGAGCGAACGATTGCTTATAAACTGCGTTACTGGTGAGGCGGTCGTAAAAGAACATTCAGCAGCAGAACGAGCGCGGCTAGATGCCCAGCGTCTTGTTGATATCGAGAAGGAACCTTATAGGGAAGCAATGGAGGTTCTAAGATCATGGGACGCTAAAGGGTATACACGAGCATGGGAGACATCAGTGGCCCCGTTAGTAGCGGCAGAGACGCTCCCAGAATACGATGCCACTGTCTTAGCAGAGAAGAAGGCGGCACGAGCCGTGGTGGAGGGTTGATATGGGCACTCTGAATGTAGACGCGATCAATGATGCGGCAGGATCGATAACTGCGCTTGATGTGACCAAGGAGATCGGCATCTGGCAGTTTGTTT